TAAAAAATAATTACTATATTTTTTTGGTGTAACAAAAAACAATCACCGTCTGAACGCAAAATTTTTTCAGAAGCAGCTGCTTTAGGCGAGGCGCTTAACCGCCGAGTGTAGAAAGTAGCGCTGAAAAAACTTTCATGTGTTCAGACCTCAGGCTTCGCCTTTCGCTCTATTGCAACCTGACAGCGGTGTCAATTATTGAATTCATTTTTTTGTTATTCAGCACATCATATTTGGAACTTGCATCTTTCAACTTTTGTATTATTAAATTGTTTAGAATATGAGGGTCTGATAACGGAAGAGTATTAAACTGCTTAATTTCAGTAAATACGTAACATTTTGTATATCTTTTTACTCCTAGCGGCTCCAATCTTTTAAGAATAAAATCAGTGTATTCTTTTGCTTTGGAACTATGTAAGACAGACCACTCATCTTTATGTGAAGTTTGTGCTAAAGCTTGAGCTTTTATATCTTCCATATAGTCTATTGGAATGTCTACTGGCTTATGCCCTTCTCTGAATGTATAGGCATAGTCCATATGATATGAGATACAGCCTTTTTCTTCAAACTTCCTCAAATTTATATATAATATTTGTGCAATGATACAATTTATTTTTTTATGAAAATATCTATAAGAAGAAAGAGAGAGTTCTGTTGCATTCACACAATCTAAAAAATATTTTGGTCTCGTAAATCTGTCACTCGTAAACCCTAAGAGTTCATAGAGATCTGTCACAGAATATTTTTTATTGAGTTCTAATTGCTGTAAATTTGCATAGATTGCTGCATTATACTTTCCATGTGGACAATACTCTTTCTGTTTGCGTTTAGTTTTAGTCTTTGGTTCTTTATATACTTCATCAATGATCAATTTATGAGATCCTGTAACTTTTTTCCATGAGAAATACAGTTTAAATTTCTCCTGCTGTAGAACATAACCTTTACCGGCTGGCATCTTCTGACCAGTAAGTGCTACTGACAGTTCCTGCATATTCTTAAATTCTTGACCCGGTAAAATTTTTGTGGTGTCAATCAACTTTCTTACCCCCTATATAATGGTTTTATTTGAGTATATGGATCAAATTTCTTTTGTAAGAGGCTCACTGTAAAGTTGTAAGCCTCTCACTGTAGAATTAAAATTTACTTGCATATTTCATAATACTGAGCAGACAGCTTTTCGATGTCTGGACCGAAGATTACACATGCTATTTCAGCTAAATCATTGAACATACCAATGTGCTCTATGTAATCTAAACGGTTCTGCAGCTTAGGTTTATGCGTCTCATTGTAATGTTCAAGCTGTACTTTAGTATTCATATGGAACTTATTGTCGAACTCTCTGTAGAGGAATGGCCAACGTGTTTGAGGACTTCCTCCGAAGCGTACAATTCTATTGAGGATCTGACGTTTATCTGCTAATGGAATGTCTGATGTAAGATTACGAATGATGTCTTCTTGATGTGAAATAGTGTGATTCTGTTGCTGGATAGTATTGTTCTGTTGCTGGATAGTATCAAGAGTAGTCTTAAAAAGAAGTCGAGTGTTCTGATCTGCAAATGGGAGATAGGTATCTAGGAAAAGATCGGATTGTGATGGGTTAACATAGCCCCCTGTCTTACGGATAGAAGGGAGTACCTCTGCTGTAACCCAGTGCTTGAACTCTTTTGCTGATGGAAGCTTGCTGCTGAGGATAAGGGAGTAAAGTCCGGATTCGTTAATAATAGTCATTTGTTGTGCTCCAGAGGGGGTGTCTATTTTGGACATCCCTCGATCCTCTTGGAAAACTTTCTCTCTAGCAGCCTTTGTAGGATTTGCATATCCCAAGGCGGTAGCTACATCCTTACCTACGAACCAGGGTTTTCCGGAAACCTCTATTATTCTGACAGTGCCAAATTCTGGATGATTGAACACAGTGGGCGAGTCTGACTTAGTTTCTTTCAGAAACCAGTTTAGATGTCCTTCAGTAGGGTCTATTTCTTTGAATCCTGCATAATTGATGATGATAAGTTTACGGGAATTAAAAATGGTATAATCAGTATTCTCAGGTGAAACATGGTATTTTATAGCTCGCCATGTGTCTTTGTACCCACAGATGGCTGCAACATCTTTACCGATGAACCATGTGGTGCCTTCAATCATAGAGTATCTAAGAGGGATTGAAATTGAATCATTAATGTGGTATAGTAATGTGTGGATATTAGTAAAAGTCTTCATATGAAATCTCCTTATGATTTATAAACTTGTTTACAGGTTAAAGCTTCAAGCTCATCATAGTCATACTCAGTTAAGTGGGAATCTGTAGTGTTGATCAGGAACTCATTGGGTTCGAAAGATGAGAGAAGTGAGTCTAAGAGTAGAAGAGTGTTTTGTACACCTAGATTGTAGCCTTTTACTGCATCTGGAGGTGCAGTAGATAGAATGGCTGACTTGTGGGAGTCTAGCTGTTTCTGGAGTTCTTGGACTAGATCCACTCCATAAAATGTAATGTCGTTCATATGTACCTCCTGTGATTTCTATCCCCTTCGGGATAAGTGTATTATAGCACTGATTACCAGAAAAGTCAACAGGTGATTTACAAACTTGTTTAGAAAAATAAAAAGGGTAGGATCAGAAAACATATATAATAAGGAAGAAACTCTGATCCGAGGATTGAGTGAGAGAGCAGCTTTGATCGGAGAAAGTGGGAACATAGGTCCGAAATCTGAACTTGGTGTCTAAAAAGATATGCATAGGGCAGAAACGCTGGATTTTAGCGGCGTTCAGGGCATAAGTACCCCACCCGAACATGCGTTCTCCTAATGCCTGTAAAACGTGTGAAAATGCTTATTTTCTAACATTTTAGAGCTGATTTGGTACAGAATGGGCGCAAAATAGAGCGAAAAGAACATGCGTTCAACTAAACCTAGTTAAGCACTAGGAAAGGTGGGGATAGTGCAATGGTAAAAACTATCGTAATACACAACCCCTGTTTTTGGGACTTTAAAGCGTAAAAGTGGATACCCGTAGTATACTTTAACAAATCAATGTACAGCAGTTATACCGTAGCAAAGTTTTACAACTATGAAATTTTACAATTGAATATTTATGCAGTGATAGTACATAAAAACTTTACAGTGCTAAAGCAATCAGAATATTCAGTCAATATAACGAATTGTATTGAATTGTGTCTGGTTTCACTGATCAGACACATGGAAAAATCAAATTGTCATTACAATTGCATATTTAAGAATAATGTTTCTGATAAATGATTGCGTTTGCATTGATTTATCTGACGACTTTCTTCTGGTAAAAAATGGCTCAGATAAATTGTATATACAATTCAACAAATTGAATAGAAAAGAGGTGTATATTTATGTCGAATTATGAATATAACAAGAAATATGCTAAAGAGTGGGATAAAAAGAACATGAAAAACGTTGGTGTCAGTTTACGAATTGAACAGTATGAAAAACTCAAAAAATATTGTGATTCTAACAATATTGCAGTATCAGCTTTTATTAAATCACGTATTGCAGATATAATTGATTAAACTTTACTAATTAACACTCTATTCTAAATATTTAATCTATTCTAAATATTCTAACAGTTATGTATTACACTGTGTATATAAGTACATGCAGTAGTACGTATTACACTCTGTATGCAGACTGTCTGATCCTGACGACCTTTATTTTTTCGCTTTAATAGGAAGTAATTTTTCACGAAAAAACTTTTTTTCATGCCAAAAAGCCTGTATTTATGCGGGTTTGTGGGCTTTTATAAACGTGTAAATAAAAATATTTTCAAAAAAGTATTGACAAACTACCTTAAGGGTAGTATGATAAGCGTGTCGATAAGGAAAGGCGGTCGGCAAGTTCAAGCGGTGGTTCTGGAATCCACAGAAAAATTCCTAAAGCAACAAATAAAATTTTTTTGAAAAAAGTACTTGACAACCTACCTTTAAGGTAGTAAGATAGGTACATCAACAGGAGAGGAGTTGAGAAGATTACAGGTTTGACAATTTCATAAAAAAACATTGTACCGCTTGCGTAGTAAGTAGTTGCTATCCTAGATAGATACAAAAGCTGCGGTAACAAGTGGGAAGGTGCTAGGGGGATGTTCTGTCCATTAAAAAATTTTTCCTTTACGGTTTTTCCCTATACAAATTTCATATGCGGATTTTAAGAGACTATCCCGAAAAGTCTCCAGCATATCAGTTTATTACTTGTATGCGACCTCTAGGCATAAGCCTAGAGAAGAGGGTGATTCCCTTATGCGAACGGCTTTCAAACTTCTGTCCATATTCTAGGCAGTGGTAAGCTTCCAGAAGTTTGAAAGAACGGCGAACCGTAAAAGGTTCTTAAAAATAAATAATTCACCTACTAAAAAAAAGGTGCTTGCCCCCGATTCATAACCACACTTTAAGGGGCGAGAAATACATATGAGATAGCTGTTAAGTTATAGAGGCAGACAGACAGGGTAACACCTGTTGTTCTTTGTGTAGGGTAATGCCTGCCAGCATGACCGATAACCTCTGACAGCTATAATTTTTATACATAGTTCACAGGCTCATTCTATGGGCTTGTGAAGTGTGCATATTTTTTTACACACTAAACACGTTTATAAATCATGGTTATGCTTTTCCCTTAAAAGCACTAGGAGGAAAATACTATGACAACTACATTATCAATTAATTTTTGGGCAGAGAATATCACAGAAGAACAGCGGTCTGAGTTTATGACTGCTATTTCCCATGAGACAGCACTTATGAACATTCAAGAACTTGACAGACAGATTGTTTCTCTTGAGAAGAAGATTGAAAAAGGCGAAGAGGCTGAGTCTACCACTACGCCAGAAGAATTGGAAGCTCTGAAAGTCCAGCTTCAGTCCTTAAAGGACGAAAAAGCTGCACAGGAGGAGTCTGCTGCTGAGACAGAAGAAGTCCACACACTTGTAGTAGACACAATGTCTCAGAAGAATGCTGACCATTTTGGCAATGACAAGGACGTAGTGCGTACAGTACTTCGTGTGCTCGGCACATGGGACAACTCTAAGCTGGTGAAGTATGCCATTATTCCAGCTTTCAAAAGTCCTGAACTCTATGAAGCACTGGAAACCATCCACGTAACCTCTAAAGCTGGCGAAGATGGTAATCTTGTAATGTCTAAAGAGGTTAAACAGGCTTATAAAACAGCTTCACAGGAATTAGAGCGGATTATCAAGGTGACATTCTCTCTGCCTTTTGAGACACCTTATACCTCTAAGACTCGCGTGAAGATGACAGCAGAGGATAAGAAACTCTTGAATGATTGCTATATCAAGGGCTTTAAGAATAAGTTCTCACAGGATGATTCTGGCAAAGTGTCTTTTTCTTCCAGACAGCTTACTAAGCTGGTCAAGGAGAAGAAGGACAAAAAGACCGGAGAGATGCAGTATGACTATTCCGGTCTTGCTACTACTATCTCTAACATTGTAATTAAGCACTACTTTGCATAGGAGGTCATTATGAGAATGCGTCACGAGACAGCCCATTACTGGGCTTGCTCTGACTCTCAGGAGTTAGAGTTTACGACAGAAAAACAGGCATGGGATTATGTTAATGCTCATGCTGATGAAGGATTCGATTGTGTAGTTGAGTCCTTTTGGTACTAGGAGGTTATCATGTATAGAGTATATCATCTACTCTCCCGTGACTTTGTTTGCGGGAGAGCTTTTTCTATGAACTCAGTTGTTCTAGTGTTGGATAATGGTACACGTTTAGTGTGTAGCAATTTCAATCATTCTCGCAGTAAGAAGATTGAAATCTATGTGCATCTTCCTAAACAGGGATGGGTGCGTACCTACGAGAAGAACCAGCTCACTGAGATCATGTGGACTTACTACAGAAAATCAGTGCAACAGAAGAAGTCTCACGACAATTATGAGAAGATGATGAGACATTCTCGAAAGAAAAAGTATTCTAGCGGCGGCAGTCGTTTAGGCAGTAGTTCATATACTACTGATTATGAATGTACAAAGGAACCGCTTCACGATTTCCGGAGAGTAATGTACACTGCCTAAGCAGATGCTCTATTTCTACGAGGAGTAGACAAGGCAAGGTCAAACCTTGATAGAGCATTAATCTATGAGTTATGCCACTTTAAAAGGCAGGAGGAAAATACTATGAAACAAATTAATAACTACTGCAACACACTAACTCTCATTCAGAAAGCCCTTCCATATCTCCGTCAGGGGGCAATGGAAAGAGTTCTGAACCAGTCAGAAGAGTTCCAGAACATTGTTTTGAAAATTGTTACTGGAATTGAGTCTGGAGAAATTTCAGAAGTGAGATTTCAGAGTAAGAACGATCATATTAACTATGTAAAAACTTGCTGGGAAACATGGGAATGCCCAAGTCATCCAGCAGTAAGCAGCATGAGCAGAAGCACGATGATAAGGCAAATAGTGCTTTTCTTACTGGACTACAATGACCACGATCATTATGTAGTTACTAAAACAATATATTAATATTAATCAACAAGACAATCGGTTTATACTGGTTGTCTTTTTTAGTGGAGGAAAATATCATGGCAAAGACTATTTATGAAAAAATTATGACAAAGGAAATTACATCTGTAGAGTTGAAATCTGTTTTAGGCAGAGAACTCTATACTTACAGCAATAGAATTTGGTTCGATGCATTTAAAGAATCTGATTACATCTATACGCCAGAACAGTTTTGCCAGTATATTGCAGACTATGTAGAATGTGCAGAGCGTGAAAAGTTCTACTTAAAAATCCAAGTAGGCAAAGCAAAGCACAGGGAAATCATCAACTGCGTTAAAGAAAAACTGACAGATTTCTTTAGCGAGTATGATTACACCTTCTTTCCTAAGTTTTACAAAACTCTTTCCGCAAAGGAAAAGAAAGCAGCTGTACTGATTCTCAGTCACAGTGAATTGTTTGACTATGGATGTATTCCAGTAATGTATCCAAGCACAAACGAACTTTCTCTTTTCTGGAAAGGAAATAAGAAGCTTAAAAAATGTCTGTTCGTTCCTATCAAGGGACCGGATTATGAACTTACTGTAAACATGTTCACAGGCGAAGTAGTAGACTATATGGACATGGACATCATTGAAGGGAACTTTTAGGAGGGAATACCATGAAAAATTATAAAACCAGAATTGCGCAAGCGAAAACACCCTTTGAACTTTCCTGTATCTGGGAAGAAGTTCGCAACGCATATTGGAACAAAAAGACAATCAGCAAGGAAATGTATGAAAAACGTTCTGCTGAAATTGTAGCTAGGAGGAAATCGTTATGAATAAGGCAGATAGAATCAAACGAAAACTCATAAGGGAAATCATTATCCCATCACTGTTAGGGCTATTCATAGCTCTACTGTTCCTATTAGCTGTAGTTAAACCCACCGGAGCAACAGAAGACAGTACTCGTCCAATGACGGGCACTGTCTATTTTGTTTCTGGACGCTCTGTATCTATTGTGTCGCCAGATAAACAAACTTGGTCATACAAAGGAAAAGGTTTCTCTGTTGGAGATACAGTATCTTGCATTGTGTCTAACAACGGAACATCCAAGACAGCTGATGATTATATTAAATCAGCAGTTGTCAGCGAAGTTGACTGTTTACCTGTGGAAATAGAAGTTAACTCAGAAGGAGCTTTAGTTCACTTTGCAAGCGAAACATATTATTTAGAAAGAAGGTATTAATTATGACTCTTAACTTACTTTACAAACAATTTTCCGGAAATGATAGTTTTGAAACTCCAGAAGATAGACAATCAATCTATCTTGATAAGATAGAAGCTGAGTATCCAGGGATTTTCTGCACAATGGAAACTGCTCTTTTTGGATCCTTTAATGATGAAGGATTCTATACATCTCCAGCGCAGAAAAGTTCTGTAGGGTACATTGTGACAAATAAAGCTTCTTGTGGGGCTATAGCTTTGTTCTATAAAGGAGCAATGGAACGCTTCGCTCAACTTATTGGAAACTTCTTTGTCATCCCGTCTTCGACAGAAGAAGTAATTCTCATGCCTGGAACTGACCCTTCAGGCATCAATGAGATGATCAGAGATGTAAATGCTCAATGTGTAGAAGATGGTTTAGTTTTAGATAGTCATGCCTACTTCTTTGACAAGGCAACTAGCACACTGAAACCTGTAGTATCTCTGAGTGATTCTATAGCAGAGAGGAGGTCAGCATGACATATAAATACACAACCGTCAGAATACAACGGAAAGAGGCTCTTTTGGGTTACACAATACCTAAAGGAGCCTTATTTATTAGAGGCAATGGACTTCAGTTTATCTGCACTGAACGTCCAAAGGATCCTATGAACATTCCTGTGTTAATGTTTCAGAATGGAAACTGGCACAGAATTTCAGTGTCTGTTATGTATTCATACCTAGCAAGGGAGATAGTCAACTTCATTTGACAAGGCACCTGTCTATCAATTAGATCAATATGTAGATATCTATAAATATATTGTAGTTATAAGTTATATAAGAAAGGAAATAAAGTCATGAAAAAATTATTAGCCTTAGCATTAACAGTAATGATAGTATCAACACCTGTATCAGCAGCTCCAACAACAGATGGAGAATGCAAAGACCTATATCCTCTGACAGGTATAGTAACTGAAGTCCATGAAGTAGATAAAGACTCGGACCTCGTAACTATGACAACTGCCAATGGAAATCAGTTCTCTTGGTATGCTGACGCGGAAGACTGTTGGTCTATTAATGATCTCGCTTCATGTATCATGAACTCCAACGGAACCGAGATTGTCTATGACGATGAAATTGTAGACGCACACTATGCAGGTGGGCTTAAACAATTTGCTCAGTATGCAAGGGAGGACTAATCATGAGATACAAACTTAGAATCTATTTCAAAACAGGTTCCAACAAAGGAAATTTACGCAAGGAGGAGTTCTTTCCTACAAAGGAACTGATGCAGGAAAGATATGAGGAGTTATTTAACCCTAAAGAGTATGCTCTTAATCCTACAACATGGGAGTTAGTAGGAGATGAGTGGCGGAGAATGTTTTAAGGAGGACATTATGATAATTTTAAGAAAGTACACAAACTGCACAGAAGAAGAGGTAAAGGCACTTGTATCAACAGATATAAGTATTGCTTGTGTTGACAAGAGAATTGCTACATTAAAGGAATTATTGGACAGCAGCTTAGGAAAAGTGTGTTTTAACAGAATTAAAGAGTTGGAGGGCTACAAAGCAAAACTCTACTATGAAAAACTTCTGTTTGCTTTTCCGAAAGCAGAAGCACTTTACGAAGATACTATTGTATCTATCTGTGGCATCAACGGGTTGGAAGCCTTAAGAAGCTACGGCTTAATCGAGAGTTGTGCATGCGTCAATGGTAGAAAACTCTATGTAATTTAAAAAATATACTGCTTAGGCAGTATATTTAAGCATCTTGAATTACTCAAAAAGGGTAGCATGAAATCTAGGGCTACCCGTTTTCCTCCAAGATGTTTAACTATGCTGCTTATAGAAAGGAATCTTATGTTAAAGAAAGTAACCAGAAGAGAAGCACAGAAAGCACTTGTTGCAGGAACCCCTGTATATTTGCTTCCTAATAGAATGCAAGTGGACTCACCTTGGGCACATCCGTTCAAAGTGAAAACTCCTATGTCAGAAGAGAAGTTTAATCGACTGATAATGAAGTATGAGCATACTTGTTGCACTGTAGATACAGGAACCGGAAGTTTCTGTTATATAGATGGTTGACAAGAGAACAGATGTTTGCTATTATAAACACGTAAATAAATCAAAAAGGAGAATAACGATGAGACATATTTATGTAAAGACTAATGCCGGATACGGCAAGCTAGTTCTCTATGACAAAACATTATGGCCCTATCCTTATATAGTAGAACAGTATAATCATAGACGTTCATTTTTCACTGGGGATTATAAAGGAAGATATATAACTAATACTTCCTGTCATAGAAAAGAAGATATTAGGTTTCTCAGGAAGAGACCGCTGATTGATCTAATTGTTAAGAGGAAGGAATATGTCAATGCAAAACATATATGTATACGACCCTTACGGAAAAGTAGGGAAACTGTATGATTTATAGTAAAAATGAAATAAAGCTCTTGCATAAGAAACCATTGAGACATTTTATAGAAAAGAGGCAAGGCAAATGATCGGAACTTATATTAAACACCCAGTATATGGATTAGGGAAAGTTATCAAAATAGATAGTATTAGTGGACTCGTCTTTTTCTTCGAGGCAAATAAAGAATTGCACGATGGAGGGGATGGTTCATGTGGAGATCATCACGGTTGGTGGTTCAGTTATAGAGAAATTGCAGATATGGTATATCTTTCTACGTTAAGGTTACTCATAGAAAGGAGACAAAATGATAGGAACCTATGTTAAAGACCCATTTTATGGATTAGGAAAAGTAATAAAGTTTCGTCCCGGAAGTGAGCTTGTATACTTTTTCAAGGCAAATGATGCTCTACATGATGGTGCAATAGAGCCAAGATCCTGTAAAGATAACCATGGTTGGTGGTTCAGTAATGACGAAATCCAAAATATGAAATATGTTCCACCACTGGCATCTTTGATAAAAAGGAGGCAACATGTATTGTGTAGGTGATAAAGTGAAACTTAATCGTTTCTGGAGGAAATCTACAACAAAAACCTACGATTATTGTATCGTCGAAGACAGAACGCATCCTGTGATGACTGTAAAAGAAATTGGTAAAAGCATGGGAATAAATATTTACTATACAGACTACTGGATGGTACCAGATTATATGCTTATACCAGAAAGGAGCCTAGGTAATGTCATTAGAAATAGGAGAAAAAGTGTTTCATGAGCACTTTGGAGAAGGTATAGTAATTGTTGAAGGCTTAGATGGTCTTTATTTGATATACTTTTTCAAAGAGAGTCATCAGCTTCATGATGGAGGTTGTGGACTATATAATCATTGTTGGTGGTTCTGGCCAAGAGAAGTTGCCAAGTGCCAATCATTACGTTGGATAATAGGAAGGAGGCAACAATGAAAATAGGTGATATAATATGGCGAAACGACTATGGAGTAGGTAAGGTAGTAGGTTTTGAAACTTGCTTGGCACCATGTTTAGTTTATTTTTATAAAGAAAATAGATGTTTACATAATGGCAACGGTAGAGGCCCAGATTGTCATTATTGGTTATGTATGGAAAACTCACTTACTCTTGTCCGTTCAGTGTCTTTGTGCAAGCTAATAGAAAGGAGAAGAAATGCAACATCCTAAAGAATTAAATATAGGTGACATAGTTTATCATAAATATTACGGTATAGGACAGATAGAAGATATTGACAAAAGTTTTGAACCATTCCAATATTTAGTTTATTACTATAAAGAAAACATTTCATTACACAATGGAAATGGTGGCTCAAATTATCACTATTGGTGGTCTTGGATAGAGGATCTGATATCTATTTCGCCACTTCGCTTTTTAATAATAAGGAGGCAGCATGGTTGATTTAAGGAAGAAGCTCCGGTCTGGAATGATAGCTGTTATGTATGCGGGAACTTATATTATCCTTACCGATTGTGAAACAAAGCATTACGGCAGTCAAAGCATATGTTTTATTAACGCTACAGGGTTTATGACGGGTAGTGGCTATGATGAAAATTTGAATCATAGTAAAAGGTATTCTATAAATGCTCTGTATAAGCCTACTGTAGATAGTTCTACGTATAGAATGAACTACAGAAACAAAGATTTAATTTGGACAAGATACCCAAAAAATCTTAAAGAATTAATTATATCAAGGAGGTTTTCAAAATGAAAACAGCAAAGGAAAGACTCTATGAAGTCGATTATGCCGAGGAAAAGTTCGGTGACACAGTAACTAAGGAACTTGTAAATACCAGTGAGTATGAAAAAGGCTACGGAATCATTCAAGCCCTTGAATCATGTGAAACAAAGGGAGAGCTTGATGTTTTAGATGAAGTTCTGACTGCTTTATGTGGTCACGGGATTGAGTATCTCACCAACTTAGTAGAAAATAATTATTAAACAATGAAATAAAACTAGAGCTGTGAAAACAGCTCTTTTTTATTATAAAAAAGAAAAGAGGAAAACAAAATGGAAAACATCGTTTACAACACAATCATGAACAATCTTTTAGTATCTGGTACAAAACACATGGCAGTAATCCCTAGAGAACTTCTCTCTGTTGATCCAGCCTACCAGCGGTTAGAAGAAGGAAGATCAAAAAAGATTGCTAAGCTGCATAAAGAGTTTGATCACACACTTATGGATCCACTGTTAGTAGTGCCACATCCAGAAGAAGGTACATTCTCAATTGTAGACGGCAACGGAAGATGCTGTGCATCAGAAGGAATCTTAGATGCTCTTGAATGTGTGGTTATCACTACAGCTCCAACTGACCCGGAAGAGAGAAGAAAATATGAAGCTTCAATCTTTGTTCGTCAGTCTAACTGTACAGAGAGAGTAACTAAATTACAGCAGCATAAAGCAGGGTTGATTCTTAAAGATCCTGTATGCGTAGCTATTCAGAGAGTACTTGATGAGTACGATTTAGGAATTAGTAGCTACAAAGGAAATCAGAAAGCAGGTATGGTCGGCTCTTATGACTTAGCTTATAATATTTCTAAATCTTCAGGCTACATTGGGTTAGAATCTATTGTGAGTGTTTGTCATAAAGCAGGCTATACAATGGAAATTAATGGATTAAGTAAATATGTATTACGTGCTTTGTATACTATTTACATGTACTACGGTTCAGTCGGTTTGTTTAAACTGGTTCCTATTATGAGAGAAACAGAACCAAGTACTCTTAGAGCTAAAGGATTAGCTGCATACCCAGAAAGACCAGGGATGAGCTTACCCCTCTATATGCAGGACTACCTCGTATCTCTCGGTGAGCCAAAACAGTTCAATGAAAGAGGAAAGAAAATTTCTTAAACAAGTTTGTAAAAAGTATTGACAAGTTTTACAAACTGGTTTATAATGCAGTTACAGTTAAGAAAGGAGAACAAACATGGTACTTATTAGTTTATATAAAGATAACAGAATCACTTCATCAGAGGTAGAATCTAAGGACATCAACATTGTCCTTGGTTTCATCTTTAAGAAGTATGTCCAGGGAGAGGACATTACAGAATCCTTTGATTCAAAGCTGCTCTATATTGAAGATAGTCAGCTTAAAACAAAACCTTTAAACAAGAAAATAAAATCTTTCTCGCAAGAGAAAGAGGACTCTGTGGAAGTTCTGATTCAGTTTGAGGAGCTTTCCAAAGGATATGATGCAGCATATATCTTTGATCAGTATGAAATCTTCAAATACGAAAACGGAGAGTATAAAGATCTTAATGAAATAGATTATAAACTTTCAATCTGCAAGCACTGCGGAAAAATTATTTCCGGACCTTTAGTTAATGACTACTGTCCAGAGTGCTTTGTAACTTATGGAGTACAGGAAATATTTGAGCAGATTCAGTCAGACGACAAAGAGCTCTACACAGAATACGAAGCGGTTTCTAAAGTCATGAACATAATTGAGGTCTTTTATGACAGAATCAAAGATAAGGGCACTGCAGCAGTGGCTAAAGCAAAGGAACTCAGCGAACAGCTTCTTGGAAAAGAACAGATTCCACAGGAGCTGTACGAACAGATTTTAGGAGGATTTGTAGCATGAATAAAGAAGTAATGGCACAGGGTATGATTAAAGTTCTTGACACTTATGATATTACATGGGGAAACGCAGCTATTGATAAGATTATTAACATTTGGGCGAAAAGCAAAGAACCTCTGATTGAATTATTAAGACATCATCCGAATTGGAATGAGGACAAGTGTTATGTAGCATTTGACCAGAATATCAAGGGACAGCCTGATGAAGATAAAATCTATAACTTTATTGAATGGGTTAGAGATAGAACTTATACTACATGTGCTCTTGATAAGTTAAGAAGATATAAAGAACAGCTTCTTACAAAGGAAATGGCTGATTGCATTAAGGAATCTTATCCTGATATTAAAGGAATTGCTGAAGGACAGAAAACTTCAAGAGCAGTAAAGAAAATCTGTAATTTGGTAAGTATTACACCTGAAAATTATAGTAACTTTGAGAGAGCGTATGCAAAATACTCAGATGCAATTAATCCACTGGATCAGATTAGACATACTATTTTGTCAGTTAATCCGGTTGATTATCTGTTGTCCTCTAATGGAAATAGCTGGTCATCCTGTCATACATTGGATAAGAATAACCCTAATGGGTACTCTGGTTGCCACTGTTCTGGAACTATGAGTTACTTACTTGATGGAACTACAATGGTTTACTATCAGGTGGACAAAGAATATGATGGCAATGACTTAGAGTTCGAACCTAAAATCATCCGTCAGTTGTTTCATTATAAGGATGGAATCCTTGTACAAGGAAGGTTATATCCTCAGTGTAACGATGGAAAAAATTCACTATATACTCCAATCAGAGCACAGATTCAGAAGATTATTGCTGACTGTTTGGTTGCTCCTAATCTTTGGAAAAAGAAAGGTGGTATATCTGCATGTTGTTCAGTCATCAATTCTGAAGGTACTCATTACAGAGACTATAGCTGCCAGAGCGAATGCTCAGTCAGTAAAATCGTCAAGATGATTCCCAAGGGAAGAGTTGATGATAGACGTATGACAGTAGGACATGACATCTACTGTGTAAAGTGTGGAGATTATCACACCATGGAAAGCACTCTTCTTTGTGAGGATTGTTATGATAGCTATGGTGACAGTGGATCTCATAGATGTTGTGATTGCGGTGATCGCTATGACGAAGATGAGATGTATTGTATCAACGGAAACTGGTATTGCTGTGACTGTTCTACTTATTGTGACTGCTGCAATGAAAGAGTTCCTAATTCAGAAATTCAGTATTACAGAGAGTTAGATATGGATATCTGTAATAGTTGCAGGGAAGAAGATTTCACAGAATGTGATTGTTGTGGAAGACTTCGAAACAATGATGATATTACTTATGTAGCATCAACAGATGAGGAAGTATGTAGTCATTGCTTAGAAGAGAAATATACATATATTGAAAGTGAGGATGATTTTTTCCCCGATAGAAAAGTTAAAGAATGCATCCACTGTGGAAAATACTATGTAATTAAAGAAGGTGACAAAGGGCTTTGTCCAGATTGTGTAGAAGAGGAGGCCAGCGATGAGTAAAAACAAATATAAAATCACAGAATTTGAAGAAATTTTAAGAATGAAACAGATGACTCTTAAGAGACATCTGGAAGATAAGTTGGAAGCAGCAGGCTATGAACCTAAGTCAGAAGATGGATTTCTTTATGCAGAAGGAACTTTTCCGGTTCTCTTAGTCGCTCATATGGATACAGTGCATAAAGAATGTGTTCAGAAAATTAAATATACTGGAGCAATCATGTCCTCTCCTCAAGGAATTGGGGGAGATGACCGGTGTGGTATCTACGCTATCCTGCAAATTATTAAAGAGTATCATTGTTCTGTATTGTTTACAGAGGATGAAGAGAAAGGATGTATCGGTGCTGAGAAGTTTGCTGTAAGTGACTATATAGTAAACAATGATATAAATTATATCATTGAAATTGATAGAAGAGGAATAGATGATTGTGTATTCTACTCTTGTGACAATCCAGATTTTAAAGAGTTTATTGAATCTACTGGTTACTTTAAAACGCAATGGGGTTCTCTTTCAGATATTTCAACAATTGCTCCGGCACTTAGAGTAGCAGCAGTTAATTTATCTTCTGGATATTTCAATGAGCACACCTTAGGAGAAACAATTAATGTAGAAGCACTTCTTTCTACAATTGAAGAAGCGAAAAAGATTCTTGCTTTACCTTGTGAAGAACCTTTTGAGTATATTGAAGCTGCTTATGGTGGGTATGGTAGATATGGAAATTGGTGGAGAAATTGGAATGAAGAAGAAATATCACCCATTAGTACAGACTATACAGCAGCTTACTCAGATGATTGTACGTATCTCTTCTCAAAAGAGGAAAAAGCAAAGAAATTCTTCCATATTTATCTCCAGACTTACAATGGAGATGAAATCTGTTGTGAAATCCTTGCAGTAAATGAAATGGAAGCAATTGGTATGTTGTTAAGTCACTACCAGTACTATTCTGCTTGTGACATTATTGATATAAGAACACAGTAAGGGAGGAATGTTTATGCCAAAGTATATGATTGACCTCTAGCCCACTAAGAGGTTTTCATATAAATTACAACTGAATATAGAAAAATTACAACTGAATATGGATTATGGGTAAAGATTGAAACAAACAAAAAACAAATTTTAAACAAGAATAGGAGATTAAGATTATGATGAACACAGCTATTATTACAAACATTATGGCAGCACTTGGACAGGACGAGCTTAAAGAACTCATCGGAGCACTTCAGGGAATGGTTGATGCACCAGAGACAGCACAGAAACATTGGGAACCAACAGAGGGTGAGCAGTACTTCTACCTGTGGGGCACAGGCAAGAAAGATGGTGGAGTATTCACAACTGAGAACCAGAAAGACGTGATGAGACTTGCAGTAGGCAACTGCTTTAAGACTGAGGAAGAGAGAGATGCAGCCGCTGAATATCTGATGATTGTAGCAGAGCTGAAACGCTTCGCTATTGATCACAACGATGAGATTGACTGGGACGATCACTCTCAGAGAAAATACAAACTCTGCTGGAACAGAGAGACAGAGAAAGTAGATTCTACATGGAGCAGAAGAAAAATTACAGATGGTATTTACTTCAGCTCTCATGAGGTAGCAATGGCTGCTGTCGAAGCTGTAGGAGAGGATAGAATCAAAAAGTTCTATCTGCCAGATGCTGAGTAAACAGTAAAATAAACAGTTCTCTTGGGGTTCGACTCCCCAAGAGAATTATCAAGGAGCTATTATGGAATTGGATAAGTTATTAAAAAAGAGAAGTATAATAAGCTGCACAATCAAGGACGGGATTTGTATTGTACAGTATGCTTCAAAGGAAATGAAACTATTAGACATATCAGGTATGAGCATTGCAGAAGTACTTGATTTTATATTGGAGGAATAACATGAAAGTTGGAGATAAAGTAATCGTTAATCCTACTTTACCTAGATTACATGATTTCGTATGGGGGATCCCTATGGAAAAAATTAAAGGCAAAATTATGACTATAAATCGTATAGGTGATGATGATGGCACATTTTATTGTTATGTAGAGGAAGAAGTATATGTTTTCCCTTGTAGCATATTTATTCCTGCAGAAGGTACTTTATTTTTAGCTATCTATGAAAGAAGGCAACATGAAGAGAGGAGATAAAGTAATTTTTAGATCTAATACTCCTCGTATTCTATGGGGCGCAGATATAAATTATTTATTAAGAAATATATGTACCATAAAATCAATTATAAAACTAACTTCTGGAAGAAAAGCTTATGAATTAGAAGAAGCTAGTAATTATTGGTTTCCTGCAGAGGAATTCATTCCTTACAAAGGACTAACTGCACTAATTGATAAGAGGAGGAAACATGAAATATAAAGTTGGAGATAGAGTTATAGTTCGAACAAACTTAGTTGGTGGACGATGTTATCCATTTTCAGATCCATTCTATGAAGAGGAGTTGTATTTTGCTCAAGCAATGGAAAAATTTCGTGGAAGAGAGTATGAAATAGTAGCAATTGGTTGTGATCAAATAACTTATAGATTATCTCTGGGAAAAGAGGAATATAGATGGGTATTTAATGATGCAATGCTGATACCTGTTGATGGGTTAAGGAGTTTGATATGCAAGAGAAATATAAAATAGGTGATATAGTGAGAGTTAGAAGTGGCTTGGAAGGTGGCTCAAAATATTATTATAATGGTGCCGATAATGCATATTTGTTTTTTAACGTTAACATGCAAAAATTCTGTGGCCATGCGTATAAAATCATAGATAAGGTTCCATCGCGACACTTTGACTGTATGAACTATAGGCTAGCACTGGGAGATGAAGCAAGGGAATGGGTTTTTAGTGACACAATGTTAGAACCTGTTCAATGTTTAGCAAAGCTTATAGAAATTAGAAAGGAAAAATTATGAAGTACGAAGTCGGAGATAGAGTAGTAATTAGAAAAGATTTAAATAGTGAGCAGTATTACTATTATGAAAATTCAATGGAAAGATTATGGTTCAGCAAAGACATGTATAAACTTTGTGGGAAAGTTTGTGTAATAACTAAAATTACAGATCCTGAATTAGATGAATATCATCTATTAATAGATGATGAAGAAATAACTTGGTATTTTAACAATGCAATGCTACTTCCGGCAAACAGTTTAGAACATTTAATAATAGCAAGGAGGCAGTAATATAATGAAAGTATTTGAACTTCATCAGGATGTGTCAGGTAAATGGTTCGGCTATTGCGAACAGACAAAGGAATACACTCCAAGTTTCATTAAGTGTAAAAACTTGAAGAAAATGCTCGTCTGGAAAGGTTGGGGGTGGAAATGATTGATCTTAGAGATTCTACTGTATTGGTCAACAATATAAAAGAATATTCGGCTATAACTAAAATTGCTATGAAGCAAGGATTTACATGGGCATCTGGGGATTCTTTAAATAAAGTTTTCTGCAGGTTTCCAACGAGGCTAGAATTTAGAAAAAAATTATTATACATATTATGGTTCTAGTCGTGGAAGACGTGCACGAGATTATCCTGAATGCATGGTTTTAATTGAAGGAGTGCGAAGGCTCATAATGATTAGAAAGGAAATGGCTAATGATAAATTTAAAAAAGTGCACTGTTTTGGTGAATAATAAAGCAGAATATATAGCGTTAATCAAAGAAGCTCAAAAGCAAGGTTTCACATGGGTAAATGGATATGCTTTAACCAATATATTTTGTTCTTTCCCAACAAGATTACGCTTTAATGAACACTATGAAGTACGTTATAATTCTTCCGCTGATTTCTATAATCGTGATTATCAATGCAAGGATATAGTGAGCACGTTAGGAAATTTAATACTGAAAAGAAAAGAGGAACAATTATGTTAAAAGAGAAATTATCTATTGAGCGGAAAAAGGCGGTAATGATTACTGCTGATTTTACAGCACCTACAACAGAAAGTTATGCAATGGCATGGCTTAGACTGTGTAACAACGCAAGAGAATATAAAGACATTATCTGGAGAATAGAAAATGACTCAGGAAATAAGGTATATGTTTGGTGTGATCCAAAGTATAAAGAGATGGTAATAGAGTTTCTTACTGGAATAGTTTACTACCATCAGGAAGACAAAGGACCTACATCAGTAGGAAAAGTTATTGAAACAGAAGATGTTACAGTTGGTTTTCCACAGTATGAGTATGAAAGTACATGCTCTTCGCATGAGGAGCAATGGGGCATTGATATTGATAATTCAATTATGTTTTGGGGAGCTGTTAAAGAGATTTATTGAGGTGATTTTATGAAAAATAGAGAGAAATTTGCCAAAGAAATTATAGATATTGCTTGCAAAGGAGATTCATTTTCAGTTACAAAGTCAAGTGAAATTACTTTTTGTGATCGTTTTAAATGTGATATGTGTAAATTTAATGATTCTACTGGTGAAAAAAGTTGTAGAACTAAACGATATGAATGGTCAGAATCAGAATACATAGAGAAACCTACAATTATATCAAGAGAAAAGAACTTCCTTGATGCCATTTTACCTAATTTTAAATATATTGCAAGAGACTTCAATGATAACCTTTGTATTTATTATAATAAGCCAAAACGTAATTCTATGGATAATTATTGGATACCTGATGATGAGGATAATGATCGTTATTATTATGTATCAAGCAATATGTATGGTAATATGTTTGACTTTATCAAATGGGAAGATGAAGAACCCTGGTTAATTGAGGATTTGAAGAAACTGGAGTGTGAGGGATATGAGACTGATTGATGCGGATGCAATGAATGAAGAGTTATTTTACAAGCAAGTTGGAGGAAAAGACAGTTTAATTACGGCAGAAAGTGCGTTTAAAATGATTGATGCGCAGCCGACCGCCTATGATGTGGAAGCAGTTGTGGAGCAGTTGGATACATACATAACAAAACTGGTTGGAAGAAATGCTGCGCTATATCAGACGGTTATGCAAATCGTGAAAGGTGGTGGGAACTGAATGAGTAAATCAGTATTAGTGATTGACACACCAGAACATTGCAGACATTGTCCATTATTAAATGAGGCAGATGAATGTATAGTACAAGATAAAGATGCAAATTTAAGCGCCGGTGATTCATGGGATAAATTAATAAAAGGGTGTCCATTGGAACCGTTGCCAGAGAAAAGAGGTAGCCATAATACAGAGTATGATAACAGATACACAGATGTTTGTTTCGAGGGACAAAGAGATTATGATGTAATGAATGTACTTACTGTCTACGAAGACGCAGAAGAATGGATTATTGCTATTTCATGTTCAATAGTTAATGGCATTAGATTCATGCGTGTATCTGGCACTGTTGATCAGATTAAGCAGATTCTTATAGATTTAGTTTATAACGACGTTACTGAAGACGAAAAAGAGTTTTATTCTGGTACTTACGATATTTCCAAAATAGAAGAAGAAATTCATAACGGTGAGCTATACGCTTTAAATGCGTATAATACATTCTCTTATTACCAGATTTACTATAGTGCTCAAAGATTAAGTAAAATGCAGTGTCATAAATTTTAAATGAAAGGAACAGTATTATGGATAGATTAACAGCAAAAGAAGTAGAATTTAACGGAGATATTCTTAGAGCAGCACAGGATCCTGATGGAAATATTTGGGTTGGTGCTCGTTGGGTGTGTGAAGCAATTGGCCTCGATGATAACCGGATTAAATATGAAAGAAGAAAAATGCAGACGGATTCAGTAATTTCAAAGGGGGTACAAAATTTTACCCTCCTTACTAATGGCGGAAATCAGAATGTTATGTGCTTACAGTTAGACTATCTGCCATTATGGTTGGCTAAAATCTCAATTACTCCAACTATGAAAAAGGAAATGCCGGGAATAGCAGAAAAACTTGTAGCATATCAGCTCAAGGCAAAAGATGTATTGGCAGCAGCTTTTCTTGAGAAAAAAGTTAATAATCCAAACGTTATTCAGTTACAGCTGCCAGATTTCAATAACAAAATTGAAGTATTAGAAAGAAAAGTAGATAAAATCTTTGAAGATATGGGACGTTTAGCTTCTATGATGGTTCAGGAGAAAGCTGTTACGACACCTCTTCCTGTAAAGAAAGTAGAGGATCCAGGCAAAAAATGGAAAAATGATATGTATCAGATGATTGATGCTCTCACTACTTGTGATAAATTTTCTGATCGTGGTTCTGTAATGAAAACCGTATATAAGTATATGAATAAAAACTATGGTATTTGTTGGGATCAGGAAGTGAAAGATTATAAAGAGAAGCATAATCCAGTAAGTAAATTTAGTACTTATGATGTTGTCTACGCCAACGATACTCTGAGGTCTATCTTCAGTGCTGCATTAGGGGATCTGTATGAGAAATATGAATCAATCTGTAATCAGGATGCAACAGATTCTATTATTGCGCCTCTTGTAGAAAAATATGGAGATAAGAGCAATGGAGGAATGGTTACATATAGAAAAGTATACAAAAAGATGGGAGAAATGAGTCCGATCAATTGGCATAATTTAGAAGTTCGTTATATTAACAAACATGGCAAAGTAGGAGCAAGAAGAAAGAAAATCATTTCTTCTAATCCGGAAATGCTGAGAAAATTTAAAAATGCAGTTGATGTCATGATGGTTGGGTAAAGACTATGTTAAAAATAGGGAAAACATATTATTTAAAAACTTGGGAAGAACTTAAAAAGGCTTCTAATGGTGATTATCTTGGAGCTTTAGATTTTGGAGACATACTATTTTTATCTAGGATGAAGGTTTTATGTGGAGACAAGATACGTATAATTGGAAAAGATCCTCTTTATGAAGGAGTATACCAAGGAAAAAGTATAAACACTTCAGAACAATTTTTGTTTACTGAGAATATGTTGGTCGTACCTAGCTTGAAAAGAATGATTGAGGTGAGAAATGAAAGTAGGACAAAAGTATAAAGTTCGTTCTTGGGATGATATGGTTAGAGAATTCGGAATTGCTGAAGGGGTAGCCGAAACATATATATTATGTGTGGGCGACTTTATGTTAAGTATGAAAAAGTACTGTGGCACTATTGTTACAGTTGTTAGTACAACAGGCTGGTATAATCTCTTTAGAGTCCAAGAAGATGAAGGAAAGTTTATATGGAGTATGGATATGGTTAAGCCAATAGGAGGTTTGTATGAGGCAATACAAAATAGGAGACATTGTCCAGATTCGCCAATGGGATGATATGCTCGAGGAGTTTGGCACCACTATTCATGGTTCTATTGCATGCAGGACTTGGTATTTTGTAAAAGAAATGAAAAAGTATTGTGGTAAAAAGTTACGGATAATTGATATACGAAATTTTAATGATGCTTATTATTTGAATACTGGAAACTATTGGACTTTTACAAGTGAAATGTTTGAAAAAGGAGACTTATCAATGTTAATCACAAGGAGACAGGCATGTATAAAGTAGGACAGAAAGTAAGAATTAAATCTTGGGAACGAATGAAAAAAGAATATGGGCTTAATCGCCGGGGAAACATACCAACACCTTCAGTTTTTACAAGAAAAATGATTGTATTTTGTGGGAATACATATACAATTAAATCCGTTTTTAATCATGGAGAAACCTTAGCTTTTTTTGAGGACGAGACAAAGGGTTGGTCATGGGATAATGAAATGATTGAGTCCACAGGGATAAGAAAATTAATTGAGAGGAGAAAAATTCATGTATAAATATCACGACAAGAAAAACAACTTTGTAGAAACATTTGATCCGGAGACAGGATTGTATATCCGGTCTGATGATCTTACAACAGGAAAGGAACCATTTATGAGAGATTTTCCTGCTTTGTTGGACATCGGTGTTATGGGGCATTGTGTCCATGGAGCATCTGGTTTATGCATTCAGTCAGGAGTTCAGTGTTATCAGAATGGGCTGCATACACAGGAGCCTAATATGTCTCTTGAGAATTTCAAAAGAATAGTAGATGAATGCAAAGGGAAAACATTTCAATTTGCTCTTGGTGGTAGAGGGGATGTGGATCAGCATGAAGACTTTGAAGAAATCCTTAAGTATTGTAGATCACAAGGAATTGTACCAAACTTTACAAGTTCTGGCTTAGGGTTTACAGATGAGATTGTATCTCTTTGTAAAAAATACTGTGGAGCCGTAGCTATTTCTTGGTATAGAAGCGAATATACAGAGAAAGCAATTAACATGTTAATATCTGCAGGAGTTACTACCAATATTCATTATGTACTTGGACGGAATTCTATTGATGAAGCTATTCAACATTTGCAGCAGGAAGATTTTCCAAATGGCATCAACGCAGTAATCTTTTTACTTCATAAGCCAGTAGGTTTAGGCACTCAGGCAAATGTGTTGTCTCCTGATGACGAAAGAGTCAAAGAATTTTTCTCTCTGATAGATAAACATGATTATAAATTTCAGATTGGATTTGATTCATGTTCAGTGCCAGGACTGCTGAATTTTACAAAAGAGATTTTAAACTCTACTCTGGAACCATGTGAAGGAGCAAGATTTTCTGGTTATATTACGTCAGATATGAAAATGCTGCCATGTAGCTTTGACAATCAGGAACTTAAGTGGGCAATTGATCTTAATGAGCATTCTATTCAAGAAGCATGGGATTCAGATGTGTTCGATGATTTCAGAAGCCATTTCAGGAATTCTTGTAAAGGTTGCAGCCGTCAGTGTGATTGTCTAGGTGGATGTCCGATCAGAAGAGAAATCGTCTTATGTACAAAAGAGGAGAAAGATTTATGTTAGTACAAATAGTAGGGTTGAGTGTTGTATTGGTAGCAACATTAATAATTTTGTTTGCTTGTATAGGTGAAAACATAAATTTGAAAATGGAAGTGGATAAATTAAAAATAAAGAATGACTCTTTACTCTCCGATATCATATGTGTATGTGAAGAAAATAAAAGACTTGCAATAAAACTTAAAAAGCCCCAAATTATTACATCATCTTTAGAAATAGAAGAAGCTGTTCATTACGCAATGGTTAAAGCTCATCCTGACAATGGAGGTAAACAAGAAGATTTTGTAAAGTTTAGAAAACTATATGAAAGGATGAAATGATGGAAAAGCTTAGAAAATTAAAAATAGGAAGGAAATACCGAGTAAAATCATTTGAAAGACTTATTAAAGAGTATGGCAAAACCGACAGAGAAATGCCTAATGTCATGCTAGGATTTAATAGTGACATGAAAAAATTATGTGGATGTGTTGTTACTATAGAAAGTGAACATTTTTCATATTCTCATGATATATATTCTATAAAAGAAGATAATTATAGGTGGGCCTGGACAAGTCAAATGTTAGAAATTAGTCCTTTAAAGGGTTTGATCCATAGGAGGAAACATGAATAAAAATGTAATATACTCCAAGTTAAGAGGATTCTGCAATGGGCGTTTATGTATTAATTGTCCAATAAGTTCCATAAATTCCAAACATAAATGTGGCAATGGTTATGGATACTTTTTAAATGCAAATCCGGTACCATTATCAGAAGCATTGAAGTATTATTCTATCATATATGGAAAACAGAATCTGAGAACACTTATAGAGAAGAAAGGAGAATATAAATATGAAAGATGGTTATAAATTAGAAGATACTATCATCCTCAACGGAAAAGTAGGATGGGTAAATACAGGAGATGATGCCGATAGTATTATTGGAATACAGAATATCCAGAAAGTAAAAAGATTTTCTGGTGAAGAAATTGTTGTATCTAATGATGGATTTGCTTTTTCAAAAGAAATGGAAAGCCGATGTGGGTGGCTTGACAGATACGCAAGTATTCAAATGCACACGGGAGACACACCTATTGATATGGATCACATTGATGAAACAAAGATTGTATCAATGGAAGGAATCACAGAGTCTGAATATTATCATCGGTATAGTGATTATACTGGTTATCTTTGGACTGAAGAAGAATTCAAATGTGGTGGTCATGACTTGTTAAAGATCTTAGAAGGGAACATGGGTAAATATATCCATATAGAGATTGAATTATATTCGAGATGTTAATAGGAACCTATTGATTGTCTTGGGGCTGATGTAAAAATAGATTGGGACAGATGGAAAGGTAAGGTAAGAAAATGGATAAAGCTTGGTTAGAAAAAGAAATAAGAGAATGTGAAAGCGCACTCCCTGAAATTGAAAAAATACTTCGGGGAACAATGCGTCTGGATGATAAGGAAGTTGAAAAAATCGTAAATTATCTCGAATCTCCTTATTATACTAATGCAATGAGCGAATTGAATATGGCGCTTATCATGAAATATATGGATGATTCCATAGAAAATTATGAGAAATATAAGAAACTATTAAAACTCTCAGGAATTGAAGAATTGTTTAATAAATACACTAAGAAAAATTGGATTAGTGCATATTTAGATGGAGAACCAATGGAATTTGACGGAGATATTATCATTACAGATCCTTGTTATATTATGAGAGAAGATGATGATTGGGTAGCATGTAATTATGGGGAAAACATGGAAGCACTCGGAATAACTCACTATATGACAAGAGATACTCTTTATGGAGATTGGAGTTGCACTACTTTTGACACTGATACAAAAGAAGCTATTGGTGAGTTTTGTGCAGATGCTGGATTAGTTTCAGTATTTTTATTGGATGAAGTCCTGAAATATAATCCAGACTACGATTGGCATATAACAAAACCTTTTACTGCAACAGTGATTAAAGACTTCAAAGGAACAGTAGAATTTGCTGTTAAACACATTGAAGGTTATTATGAGGAAGATACCGACTACTGGAAGAAAGGTGAATACTGGGAATATTATGTTTTGGAAGTAGTAGGACATGGCATTAACAAGGTTACTGGTAAACCAATTAACTTTGTTGGAAAGCAAACAGGTATATAATATGATTCCGAACAAAAAAGGTTTGCAAGTTATTATGAAAAACACTTGTACTCCAGGATGGGAAAATAGAATTTTTACATTAACTGGAGAAAAACAAACAAATGGTTGGGGGAATATCTACTATCCAGTAATGGAGAATGATCGTCCTGTCAATAGATGCTTTATGGTGCCGCTAAATTCGTTAAAATTATTAATTTTAAATAAACAAGAAAAGGAGAACTAAAATTATGAAAATGAGCTATGATGTGCAGGTTGAGGAGTTAGGAGCAAACAGAAGAGGTCTTGTTACTTCAGAAGAAGGAAGAGCTATTGTTGAGTTTATGAAAACAAGTAGAGCTAACATGTGCTTTGAGTATGATGATGAGGCTGAAGCTAAAAGAAGAGCTTCTGCAGTAATGAATTGCTGCAAGAGACTCAATGAAGAAGGCGAAAAAGAAGTTATCAAATACGCTAAACGTGGAAATAAAATCTACGTCATTAAAGTGACAGAGTAGAAAGGAGCCATATGTTAGATATTAACAAGAGAGTGAGGTGTGAGGAAACAACTGTTGCAGAGATGATTGAAGCTCTGCAGCGGTTGCCTCAGGATGGTATTGTCCATTTCGAAGGGGAAAAGAATGGATATATTCATTGTGATCCAGAGAGTAAAACAATAGATTTTGACACTGATGACCTTAGTGCTATGTATGAAGAGGTTTCAGAAGAGCCTAAAGAGTACTATCTGGTGTGTATAGATACTTATTTCAAAGAATATGTAGCCATAAAAGCACAGAATCATTTTGAAGCCGAAGCAAAAGCGAGAGATTTTGCCAGATAAATTTTAATGGAATGAATAAAGAAGTCTATACTTGTGCTACATGTGACACTCATACAAAAACTTATGCACAAGAACACAATTACAAAATTATAGAGGAGGACGTATGAAATTAAGAATAGGCTTTGTAACCAATAGTTCTTCATCCAGTTTTATTATTGCTAGAAGTGATTTAACAGACAATCAGATTGAAAAGATTAAAAATTACTTTGAAGCTGCCAAAGAGGTTGAAATGAATGAATTTGACGACTGTTGGGATATTAATGAAACAAATTTTGAAATTAGAGGCTTCACATGTATGGACAATGGAGATATGAATAAGTTTTTAAGGCTAATTGGTATTAACAGAGATATTGTTGAATGGGAGGACTGGTCATGAAAATTAGAAAAGGATTCGTAACTAATAGCAGCAGTAGTAGTTTCATTCTTGGTTTTACAAGCGAAGAGAATATCAAAAAAGAACTGGAAGCAGAGGATCTCAAAGAATATTTTGATGAAGTCTTGGAAGATGTAATGAGAGCTACAAAATTGACTAAAGATGAAGTTTTGAAAGGGTACTCAAAAGAAATTTATTATGATACTCTCTGGGATTTAGAGTATAGACTTGATGTACCTTATGATAAGAAGTTCGAAATACGAGAAACGAAAGAGTTCCAGAATAAGCTCAATAAAGCAATAACAGATAGGGTGTCTGAGTTAGAGGAAGATATGCAAGGGTACTCTGTATTTGTAGAGATTAATTATTCAGACGAGGATGGTTTTAGGTATTCAACCCTTGAACATCATGTTGCACCGAATATGAATTGTTGTCTTGCTGCTATTAGTCATCATTAGGAGGCGCTATGTTATATAAAATAAAACAGATTCTACATACTGGTACTTGTGGAGATTTTGGAACGGAAAGAACAGATGGACGCTATCCTAAACGAATTGGCCGAGTTGTTGAAATTGATTCGAATAAGCTCCAAGTAGATAGATCTATGGTTATTAGGTATGTTCGGGAATCAGATGGGACACCTATCGAAGGATTATATCTGTTTACGAGCTATATTATTTCAATAAGTGAAAATATAAACAAATTGAAGGTGACAACTTTAAACTCTATTTATATATTTGAAAGGGTGTAGGAAGATGGGAAATTATTATGAGGGAAGACTGATTTTTGCCTTGAAAAGGAGTCTTCCAGATGAGTTATTACATGATTTGTCAATTATTACAAGTGGGCGGAGCTGTGATAGAGATATAAAACCATTGTTACAACATAAAGAACTAAAAGAGTCCAAGTGGATGAATCATTATAGAGTTTTATATCCAACTTACACATTAGAATTTTCAGAAGGAATGTGGTTCCTAACTGCTAGCTTCTGTATGAAAGGGTATATGTATTTAGGTGAAGACTTAGGACAAGATATTTATGATTTTCTGTATCCATATTTTGATTCTAGTATTCTTGATGAAGTAGATGGTGGTTATTTAGGTACTATTGAAGATGAAGATGGAACTTACCGGAAAGAATTTTATGCGAACTATGAGCAGTTTAATAAAATCATAGAAAGTAGAGAGTACCTGTGTAAAGGCTGCTACAAGAAAATGGATGGATCGTTGTGTGATGATTGGAAGTACTGTAAAAGAGCATATGATATAGGAAGAGGTGATACCATTGAAGATTCGTAACGGGTTTGTAACCAATAGTAGTTCTTCAAGTTTTATTATTGGCAAAGCAAACGATAACACAGTAACTATTGATTCGGTGTATCAAGAAGTAAAGGAGCTCTATAAACAATATTATAAATCTTGTTCTGAAATGTATAATTATGTAGAAACGTATTATCCGGCAGTATTTGAAGTTGTAAGTACTCTTGAAGGAAAAACTATTCATCGGCAGAACGGATATGACTGGAGATGCGCAGAGAGTATTAATAAACAGTTAGAAGAAATGTTTGGAACCACTTGGTATGATGATTTGCCAAGCTTAGAAGAACTTTCTTGGACAGTTTGTGAAACATACACAGACTATGAACAGTTTTGGATTCAGAGAATGCGAGAAAGAGGGATACATGCACCTTTTTATATAAGGGATTTTTCTTCTAATGATCCATATATCCCTTTGGATTTCAGTACAGGAATAACAGAGTGTATAGGAGATGAAGGAAATGGAATTGAATCTGATATCTTAGCTTGGTATTTTCCTTGGATTGAAAATATAAAGTATGACTGTGATAGCTGCCCAGA